GCCGCCCTACCTGCCGGAGTCAGTGCAGCGATATCAAATGCGCCCCTAGCTATGTCCTGAGGGCTTAATCCTTTTTTATTTAATGCATACTGGCCAGATGGAAGGTTGACCACTGTATTTCCTATCTCATCCTCTTCAAATGAAACGTTATCTCCAAACTGTTCCATGAACGAAGCTTTCAATCGCTCATCATCGCCCGTTGCAAGCAAAGCAAAAGACGCCTTAAACGCAGGAACGCTAAGCGCATTTAGTTCCGGAGCTGAACCTATCTCTGGTATCTTTGACGATAGTGATTGATCAGGCTCAGAGAAGCCCCCGAACTTACCAGCGGAAATAGGCTTTTTAACCTCCTCAATCTCACCTGACGATGTAGGTGGAAGGGATGCCATAGAGTCTGCGAAGTCATTCTCAGTTGCTAGGCCAGATGATATGGCCTTTTGCATAACCTGTTCTTTGCTTGTGCCTTCTGGCACACCCTTTATTATGGTTCCATTCGGAAGCCTAACATCCATTACATAGACCCCCATTCAACAACATTAGACTCTGGCTCTTTTCTTGTCTTTCCGGATATTCCGCCTTTAATCTTATCAGAGATATCAAGAAGCCTAGCTTTAACTGCTGAAGTGCTTCCTTTTATGCCGCCTTCATCCAGATTAAGTCCTGATGCTATATTTGTTAGGAATTTTATATCCCTATCAGTAAGCACACCAGACATAAGCTTCAAGTTGTCCACCGTTAGAAGTGACTGCAATCTCTCAGCCTTGTTTATAAGGTCTTGTGATTCTGGTCGTATGGTTGCTAGTCTTGGAGCGATTGTGCCCGTTATATCTCCAAGGTTGTCAGCCTCTGCAATTTCTCTTGCAAGCGTTTCAGCTTCTTGAGCCATAAGAATGGATGACTCTTTCTTTTCTTCCATTGTCTGGCTCTCAGCTTTTGCTTGGCTTACTTTTTCTTTCTGAAGCTCTATCTTTTGACCAAGCTCCTGCCTCTTAAGTTCGTTAGTCTCTTTTCTATCCGCTCGCTCAAGCGCTCGAAGTCTGGCCTCTTCTTTTCTGATATCGAGCTTTTCCCTTTCAATACCCATCTTATTGGCGGAACCTCTTTTACCCTGCATAGTAAAAAACTTATCCACAACAGATGGCGATGCTTGAAATGCTTGCATCACAAAGCCCTCACTTTTCTGAGGGTCTTGCTCTGCTACAGCTTGCTTAAGAAAGTTAGCCGCCTGAGCCTCTTTTGCAGATGCAGATGCCGCAGCTTCTTTTTTCTGCCTGTACTGGTCGGCTTGGTTGTAGGCATTAAATCCGGAAACTAGGGTATCGCCAAGCTGAGCCATTGGTGAGGGCTGCTTTAAAGCCATTATTTGCTGAAGTGTTGGAAAAGCCATTATCCCGCCCCCATGTATGCGCCAGCTAATTGAGCATAAGGCTTAAGATCACCAAGCAATCCGCCTTGCTGCATACCCAACGCACCCAATTGTAGGTTAGCAATATTTCCTAGCCCTTGCTGTACGCCTTGATTTAGCGCTCCCTGAGCTTGCAACATTGGCCCGAATGTTTGGAACCCTAAGTTTGTGCCCTGAGTTAAATTCCCCAAGGCCTGATTATATGCATTTGATCCGTACTGCTGGCCCATTTGCATAGTTTGTCTTGCAAGTCTATCCTCTGTTCCGCTTGCCCCCAACGATCCTGTAGCCGCTGCACTTTGCAATAATTGCTGTGTTGCTTGGTCTTGGATCGCTCCATACTCATCGCCAGCCAAGTAATCAGATATAAAAGATTGTCTCGCCTCTGGTGTTAGCATCTCGGTTAATTGTGGCAGGAAAGTTTCACCCGCCTCACGATAAGGAGCCAGCGCCGCCTGAGTGTCTCCATACTGCTCCCTAAGGAATGCAATCTGATCCTCTTGTGCAGCTGATTGCTCAGCCATAGCGGCCTCAAGCATTTCCTCTTCGCGTGCACCTGTTAGCTCGTCATGAAGAGGCTTATAAACCGCGTCATAAGTTCCAAGTGTGGCAACGTTTTTTAAGTCACTAGAGCTACACATTGTAGACCTCCCCTACCTTTGTCATATTAAAAGTCTCGGCTAACCTTTTGAATTCTTTTGAGTTGGTGCCTGTTGACTGCGCTAGTGTAATATTACCACGCTTCACTCCTTTAGAGTTAGCCCAGTCTATAAAACATTCAACTGCCTTTTTGGCCAACCCCTTACCTCTACTGCCTTTTATTGTGTAAAGCACAATATCGCTTGCTGCAAGCTCATCAGAGAACCAAGGCTCGAATGTCTTACCCAGCATTAGGCACTCACCATCAAAATAAACAAATCCATCTTGTATGCAAAACTCAATAAGCTGCATCATCTTTTCGCTATTCATAGGAATTGACTTATATGCGGTGGATGCGTGCATTTCACAAAGGCATTCGTAAATTCCTTTACGGTATGTTTGTTGAGGGGTCAAATGTTGTCCCGTCATATAGTCTCCGCCACTTATCAAAACCACCAACCACAGCCGCCTCATATGTTCCTGATGAAAGAAACAGCAAGCCAATCTTATTTGCTGGGAGTGATGGAAATTGCTTATTTCCACCAACTTCTAAAAGGTCGCCTTCATTAATTATATCAGGAAGCGACTCTAAATCACTTTGAATAGCCTGAAGCCAATTATAGAACCTGTAATGCTTAGCTCCTAGCTGTTGAAGCTCAGGTGTAGTCAAAAGATTATCTCTTAACATCGACACTAGAAGGAGCCTCCAGTCACGCGCGCGAGAAGTTTAATTATTCTTGTAGGATACGGGTTGATCGTTCTTAGCTTTAAAGTAAAAGCTTGCATAAAATACCCAATGCCTAAGAATCTTGTTTCATTGCTATAGTTTCCAGATGGTCCAATGCCTAATGATCGCTCGCCATCAAAGCTATTGCCGAAGTCATTAGATACAGATAAATTTATTTTGGGATCACTCCAGCCATCAATGGGAGTAGTAAAATCAACCTCGCACTGGGGCTGCACCTCATCAAGAACCATGCGATTGTTATTCTCATTGAAAGGAGAACTTATAAGAGTTCTCTCGATCAACTCGCCATCCTCTGTTCCAATATTGGTGTTAACTTTAGATATAGGAACCCTAAATTGATTTGTTGGCAGGTCAACAGTCTCTATTGTATCGCCTATAAAGTAACTGCTTTTAAGGAAGTCAGCATCATACTCTAGCGCGCCGATATACTGCCAATTATTCCTACCACCAAGAAGACTGTAGAGGTCGCCATCTCTCAATGTCTTTCTTTCATGCCAAAGGCCGGATGCAGCTTCATACACAAAAGTAAACTCTGGACTAGTTAGACATAGAAAGCTCCTGCCGTTATCCATAAAAGTAAATAATCGAGTTCTTCTTTCTGGCCCGAAGTTTGTGTCATCCTGAAATGCATTGAATATTCTCTGATCAATAGCCCGTGTACTTATCTTTTTGATACCCGCCCCAGTAATCAATCCAACAAACAAAGCTCCGCCCTTTTCTTTAAATACACCAGCAAGCGAGTCAAGGTACACGCACTTAGAAAAAGAATTAAGCAGGCCGTACTCAAGCTCGCCATTTTTAATAAAAGGCGTATCAACAGATGATGTTACAGAGTAAATATACCCTTTCTCAGAAGAGAACAAGTAAAGCCTGTCATTCAGAACCTCCATACCTACAAGCTGAGAGTTAAGATTATTTGGTGCAAAGAAATTAAGTGCGACAGGCTCAACAGTGCCAATATCTGAATAGAATACGCGATTAAATCCTGCGATCGTGACCTGACTTGAAAGATACAAAAACCGACCGCCCAGATAGGCGACGTCGGTCAGCTCGGCATCTGCTTGATTAAATATCGTCGCAGTATCAATACCAACTCCAGCGGCTGATAGATCATTCTCAAAGTAAACAGCCCTATCCCTGCTATTACCCGTACCGCTACTTGGAGCACAAATTAGACATCTAAAACCGTCTGTTGCCATTCTGGTATATGACGCCCTAATAGGTAGAGGATACCCAGCCGGATTAGGGTAATCTTTAATGGTTAGCCCTCCAAAACCATCTACAAAAAACACCCTGTCAACAACAACAAAAACAGCACTCAAGCCGCCTTGTATTGTCTTGAAGTTGAAAACCTGACTTGTTATCGCTTGGGCTGAAGAGCCTAGAAGGCTACTATTTACGGTTATATCTCCGTAATTTTCCAATCCAGTGGTTGGCATTAACGACAAGGATGATAGCGCGCCAGCATCTGAAACAGTTGGTATAAAGTTTATACAGCGTCTATCAGATAGCTTTCTGGACTCCTCGCTGTAGAATCCATTTAAAGGTAGCTCTTTCATTAGCCCTGCCTAATTAGTTTTTGTAATGATAGCACTAAGGGCAAGGCTAAAAAAGCACCTAGGTTCTAGTGTCTAGGATTGCATCCAGCTCTAGCTGTGTTGTGGCTGCATTTATCTCAGTATCCAATAATAACTGGCTCTTACTTGAGTCAGCATTAGGTGATACCGAGGTGTATATATACTCCATGCGGTGCCTTACGTCATCATCGAGGGTTGCAGCTTCCAATGCTGTCATAACAGGAACACCGCCACCAGTAACGGTAGGGATTATCTGTGGCGCTTCAGCTGGATTCTCGGCCAATGAGTCAGCAACCGCATGATAGAAGCTAAGCTCTTCCTTAGAGTTCTCAATAGGAAATACGCCAGAATTACCTGTTGCAGTAGTATGCGCCAATCCTTGCTTAATAAGATCGTTACTCTTGGCGGATATCTCATCTTTCTTGGCCTGCTTATTGGCCTGTAGCGTTCCTATAAGCGCCTTAGCAATAGCTGTATCACACAAAGCCTTTAAAGCGTCCGTAGTGATGGTTATCAGTGTATTACCTGTTGGTGTATTACCTGTGTACTCAGGTATGCAAGTCATAATGCTCGCACTCATATCAACACCTTCATCTTCTAATGAGCTGTAAAGCGTCTCAGCGTTATAGATTGCCGCTGTATATCCATGTTCCGCCATTATCTTAACTCCTCAATAAATACTCTTAAGTTGCTTATCTCAGCTAATGCACTACCAAACCCATTACCCCTGCCAAATCTCACCTCTAAGGTGTGATTACCTGTCGATAATGTGTAGTCAATGGTTTTAGACTGATAGTAGTTATTCCTAGTGTCCTTTGGCTCTATGTCTGATTCATTATCCACCAATACACCATCAATAAATAACCCTAGAATAGTACTCCTATTGGTTGCCGTGTTTGATGACTCGAAGCTAAGGGTTATCTTTGCATTCTCGAATGGATAGTTAATAACCTCAGATATAAGTGTTTGCGGGTTAAAGAAATAGGCCGCATTAGTTGATGATGTGCCAAGCTGCTTAAATACATAGGTAGGATGGCTATTATCGACATATTCCTCTGTGGCAATTCGAGTTAGCGGACCCTCTTGTATTAACTGAGTAAGATAAGGAAAGAAATCAGGCCCAGCTTGAACACCGAGCAATGACATGGAATCAGCTCTAATCTCGATGTCTATTTGCTGGCCTTGCTCCAGCCTGAATGGAACGGTTCCAACATTAAACACTCCGGCTGTACTTGGCTCCTTGCTAATGAAATCTACAATATTGTCTCCAGCAATAAAATCTAGCCCGCCCGTGTTTGAATCCCAAGCTGCTCGATCTGGTATATATCGGATAACCGTACCGCTTGCAGCATCTGTTATTCTGGACGTGACATTAGGCATTGGCTGATCACATCTAAATGTAACTTGGTTCGTCTGCCTGATATCTGGAGCCGTTACACCGCCAACAATAGAGAAAGCCAAAGGATTATCCACTGTTTGGTTTGCATCTACTGATTGAAGAGCGTTAAAGAATTGCGGCCCTAAATCAACATAATCAGGAATCATTGACCCCGTCTCGTCAAAATCCGCTGTTAATGCAAAACCACGCTTATCTGTAATATTACCAAGTACAAGTAAATCTTCACCGCCTTCTGACAAGGTAGCAGCTGCGCCAACATTAATGGAGCCAGCCGGAACATTGATGGTCTTATCAAAAGTCCATTCGCCTGTGACGCTATCAACCGTTGCGCCCGAGTATGAGAGCTTAACCTCTACAGGGTCTTTCATTGGCACTTCATAAGGCTGCAAGTCATCAATAATAGCTGATCCGCCAGCCTCAACACTGACAATAGACTGTCCATTACTCTGAACCTGTCCCCTAAAGAATCCATCAGAGCAATTGCACTCTATGATACCGCCAACCCATCCATCAGAGTTTGTTTGAGGTCCGTCTATCTCTATGAATCTTGATTGATTAAAGTATCCTGCCTGCTGAACATCGGCAATAGCATCATCAGTCTCATAGACGTATTTATTAAAAATACCCCGAGCCTGTAATACTGATCTATCTAATTTGAACTGATTGAAAGCCATCCCTAAAGCACCTAGTTATGTGAAGGAATGTTAAGAAACCCCCGAAGGGGTCTTGTGCGAAGGTATGAAGGAATGGCCGCGGCCAAAAAGTCCGGACCCTTCACAATCCAGACTTTTATATTTTAAAGCACTTTCATCTATGATGAAACGGTATCTTGTAAATCTCTGGAGTTTTGAGGGCTATTCGGGAAAGATTCATACTGAGCCTCATCTTGCACGGTTAAAGTCCAAGGGTCGCCCGTATACCCTGAGATAGTAAACCTGTATTCAAATATGTCCGAGAATATTTCCTGCTCACTAAGTGCGGTTAAATCTAACGTAGCTTGGTTTTCCCAGTCAATAAAATCATTGCGGCGATACTCGATTAATAACTGACCATCAGTTACAGGACCATTGATAGAGAAAGTTAGCTTATGCCGTCCATTTTCCCTAACTGTCGAGTTGATCACATAAACAGTGTTAACCAGCTCAAGTGGATATGCATCCTGCCTAGTTCTGGTGTAGTTCTCAGCCTGATTTGTGTAGTAATGATCCCATTGGTATCCTCGCTTGTTATTGCCAGAGCCGCGAGGGAATCTATTAGGCCTATGCCATGTTGGATTCTGTATTGTCTCTCTTGCTAGAAGCTGGGTTCCTGATCTTATTTGCCCAGCAAGCATAGGATCAATAGGAACCCTTAAATTAGCCGCAAGCCTTTGAGCTAATAGTGCAATAATTGCTGAGTTAAATTTACGATCAAACCCTGCGTCATCAGATAATTCAGAGTCGTTGGCATAACCAATCTCAGTACCTTGGCCTCGAAGCTCATACATTAAATCTCGCATCTCTTCAAAGCCGCTATTGATTAATCGGCCTTCAACGTTTCCGCTGATACCGATCTTTTCATAAGCACGCTCGACTATTTTATTGTTCGTCGCCATCAGTTAAACCAAGCTCTTTTTTGAGGGTTTTAATTCTCTTAGTTTCCCAGCCTTCTATGCCGGAATCGCGTGCAGCTGTACGCACCTCGTTAACGCTAAGCTTGCCGCTTTTATTCGTATCAACCACTTCATGAGTGATTTCTTCAAATTCAGCATCAACCGCATCAGGGTTTTTGCTTTGCTCAAGTATAACCCAAGCGCAATCCCAACCATTAGCTTTATATTCCTCAATCTCACTATCTTTAACAGTGACAGAATCAAGCTTAATGCCTTGGAATTTAATGTGTTTGCCAAGTTTATATAAACGTTTCATATATTACCTGTGAAGGAATAAAGGGGGCCGAAGCCCCCTTAGTATTAGCTAATTACAAAGTTGCCGTTAGCTGATGGGTTCTTATTGGTTAAACCATACCAAGTGAATAAACGACACTTAAGAGTGAAGTCATTGATTGAGCCTTGGTAAGCCATGTAAACCTTAGTACCCGACGCAAGTGTTTCGCTGATCACTTCCATGCCATCTAACTGACCTAGGTATTCTAATGGAGCGTCACCGTTGATGATCTCGATAGAATCCTGAACCCAGAATTGGTTAGCACGTGCTGCTGTAGTGTTAAGCGCTACAACTGGAGTACCTGAAACAATTTGAGTGTTGATGTTAGCGTAAGCTTTTTCAGCTACAGTTAGAGCAGGGTCATCCAGAGCGATAGGCTTAGGATATAACTGCACTTTATTGCCGCTAGGCTTACCAACAACCTTAAAGGTCATCTCAACGCCAGTATCAGTCTTGTCATGCTCACCTAGAGAGTTAATCCCTGTGAACGCGATAGAGTCACCAACATTCAAGTTAGCGCCAGAAACTAAAGTAATAGTGTCTGAGATACGGTAATCCACCGGAAGGATTAAGCCACCAGCTTCTGTGCGGTTAGCAACAGGCGCTTGAGACACATCAGCTGAAACTGTAGAACCTGCAAACGTACTAGCTGAAATAGCTGGTAGGTAGCTTGACTCGTACAGGTTAGCGCCTGCTGTGTTATATGCAATCATGCCGTTCTTATAAACAGTCTCAGGAAGGCCATTCATGTTAGAGCGGTTAGCAATATCACTAGACACTTTCTGTGCGTCACGGTCATTCAAGAAGATGTTTAAACCAGAGGCCATAGTTTGCTGGCGCTCTGACAAGATGGTAGATGCCAATTTAACAGCGTCGTATCCAGTCTTATTAATCGTGCCATCAACTGCTTGCTCAAAGTAAATCGAACCAGTGTCTTTTACCAATTCAGCAATACGGCTGTTTTGGTCAGCTGTTAAGCGGTAAGCCGCTGCTTCTGCCCAACGCTCCATGAAAGAACGGTCACGGAAATCATCAGCGCGTAGCTTTTTAAGGCTGTTGCGAGGATCGCCAAGTTGTGACGGATAAGACAACTCAATAATGTCACCGAAATCACTATCAGTGAAATCCCAACCTTCTTGAATGCCTGCTTCTTGCTCAATTTGCTTCCAAACAACGTTAGAAGCGTTTTGCAGTTCTACGCCTGACACATTAAATGTATCACACAATACTGCCATTTGTTGTTGATGCTCCAAGCGGTCTAACACCATGTTAAACATCACTCGGACTTGTTTTGCTGTATCTAAAGCCATTTTAGGCCTCCATGCTATTCTAATTCATCGTATGAAATACTACGGCCTAGACGCTTCTCTACTTCGCGCTTTGCAGCTCGGAATTTAGAAGTGTCACCGCTACTTAGCAACTTATTAAGGTCGCCTTTCCAGCTTTCTGTGCCGCCAGCTGTTCCACCTGTTAGGCCGCTGTCTGCCATAGGCTTACTGGCTGCATCTTTACGGCGAATCTGCAATTTTTGGTATCCAAGTTTAAACAGTTCACGATTAGCTCCGTTCGGGTCTGTCTTGGCCATCTGTAGGATACGTTGAGCTTCATGCTCGTTGCGCCCTAGATAGTTAACAACAGCCACGGCTTGCTTAGTATCATCTCCGAATACATCTGCAATAGCAGGTATTACATCAGGTGTACCAGTAAGCTCTACCAAACTTGTCTCTGCATCATCAAAGCCCGAGATATTCATCTCATCAGCCGCACGGTTAAAGTTATTTAAAACCTTAATATTGCGCTGCTGCTGCTCAATGTACTGATTACGGACTTGGGTAGTCTGAACTTGTGACGCTTGGTTGGCGTTTTGTGCTTCAATCATCCAACGGTTGCCCGCTGCATTATAAGCCGCTAACGCTTTTTCTCGGTCATAGTCATACTTACTCAAAGCTTCATCAGATAAAAAGTCATTGATGTTAGGCTGTTCTGGTGCTTTCGCTGCTACGGTCAATTGCTCTTGCAGTGATTCAGGTACATTACCCTGTTTCACAGCTTCAAGTTGACGCTCTAGCTCTTCTGCTTTTTTCTTGGCTTGCCGCTCTTTAATGCGCATTTTTGCAAAGGCTGCATTATTTTGCTTTTCGCCATCTCTGGACGGTTCAGGCTCACGCTCGACAATTTCATATTCTTCAGTTTCTTGCTCGGCCTCTTGTATCTCGCCCGCCACAGGCTCGACTACTTGGCTTTCCTGATCCGGAGTGGCGTCCAGTTCAGGTGCTTCTACTTCAGAAGTTTCGTTATCTTGCATCACGTCTGTATTACTCATGCGACTAATAGTCTCCTAGCATGGATAGGGAAATTTTCTCACCATAAGGTGGTGCGGTTATTTTAACCTAATAGATGATGGCGGGCAAATATGTCAATTTTTGTGAGCGGAGTTGTGAAGTGTAGGCAATAAAACCCCAGTTAAGGGGCTTCGTTTAATTAAGCTTTCTATCTATATTCGCTTTAGAGCTTTCAATGTAGTCAAATATGGTTATGCCGTACTCCTCTAATACGCTCTCGCTGGTAATAGCGTTAACCACTTTATCACCAATACGCTTAAACAGGCGGTAATCAAAACCCTCAAGACAATTCCGCACTCGACAAGTTAGATAGAACTGACCCTCTACAGCATCATCCTTAGACATGCCCTCCATTTCCTCGGCGCTAAGAAACTTAACGCCTTCAATGTTTTTTAGCTCTTCTGTGATCATACTCTCTCCGCTACTTTAATCGCATTATCTAACTGCTCTGTGTCAACCTCTTGCAAGGTCTTAGATATATCGGCACCGTACTTCTCAGCCTGAGCAAGCACCTGAATGCGCTTACTCTTAGCATTCTCAGCATTAATAGCTGTGTTAGCTTGATCATTCTGAGCACTCATAACATCCGCCTTAGCTCTGGTCATTTCTGCTTGCGCCACCATTACCATAGGGTTAGGTTGATTTGCTGCCGCCTGCTGCTTCTGAATCATCGCCATGTACTCTTGCTCGTTTTCAGGCTCTCTTAAGCCTTGATCAAGCATTTGCTGGCTAACCCACTTCTCAAGCGGTGTATCTGTTGGGATATCCATCATATTAACCAGCGTCAACGTGGCTACCTGTCTCATAGGATCGTTTGGAGCCAGTCCATTAATCAGATCACCAAGCTTACGCTCAGCCTCTTGCTTAAGGTCTTGGAATCTAGGGCCAATATCTGTATAAACCTCTAAAGATGCTTGAGACATATCATTCTCAACAGCTGGCATCCCTCGCTTATCAAATGCAGTCTTATTAATTTCAACATACTCTGTAGAGTCATCGTCCTTCATAATAATGACCTGATCCTCTTCATCGTAAATCTCAGAGGCAATACTCAACCAGATTTCACCATCTCTGCGCATGGCTGTGGATAAGTTATCCTGATACATAAATGTTTGCATCTGGCTTTGAGCATTAGCAAGTCTTAGCTGACCTTCTGTTACACCATCGCTTAAGGCGTTCTGGCCTACCAGTGGAGTGACCGTTACGTCTTGAACCGCTTTCTCTGTCATTTGCAAAAACTGGGTCTCGGTGCCGGAAATGGTCGGGCCTTCCATGTAGCTTGTAATACCCTGAGGCAGAGGCTGGCCATCATCAGTAAAGAAGTTCATCAGGTAATAAGGATAGTCTGCATCCTGCATGTAAAAATGCTCATGCCCTTTAATTTGCTCTGGAGACATAATAGGCTTGCGGCGAGGAGTTCGACCAACTTGGTCAGCAATAAATGAGAATGACATATTGTGCAGGCGTTGAGGGTCTTTAGCACGACGAACCATGCCTTCCCACCACTCTTGGCCTTCAATAAATCTCCAATCACCAAACACAGGAACAATAGGGATGTGCTTGCCTGCAATCTTTGTTGGTCCATCAATAATACCTTGACCATCCAAAACGTACTTATAGACCTCACGGGTCTTTATTTCTTTTTTATCAACTACATCAAAGCCATAATCCGCCAGCTCTGCAAGTTTTGCCTTCTGCCTAATTCCGACTGTTTCAACTTGGCCCGACTGATCACGAAGGATAAATACTTTCTTTTTCTTCTCTTCAACCTCGTAATACTCACCAATGTAATGGCGCTCTGCATGGGTCCAAGGGAATACATAGGAAGTCTCAGGGGTTTTGAATGTGGAAGGATTACGGTCTTCAGGGTCAATTCCATAATCTCGGATTAAATCATCATAACCTTCATCAGTGTACCAAGTAAGAATGCATCCCCATTTAGCATCGCTCTTATCCTTGCGCTTAGCTTGAGAATCAAAGAACACGACATTATTAGCTTCATGAATAGGCTTGCGAGTAATCATCTGCTTGGTGATTGTATTGTCGCCTTGGTCCTCGTACTCAGTGGTAATACGCCAAGCGCCTAACCCTGTACTAACCTGACAATCAATACCTACGTCTACAGCTTCTTTTGCTGCGTTAGTTCTCATGGATGCGCGGTACATGCCCTGTAAAACTTCGGACAACTTCTTTTTATCTGGTGAGTTATCGGACGGTCTAAACTTAACTGATACAGGGTTGGCGAGCATTTCGCCTTTAACTTGACGCAACTGTCTTGTAATGATGTCAAATTGGCCGCGGTACTCATTGTCAGAATACTCTTCTAGCGTCTCATCCCATTGGTTAAAGTGCGCAAACATCCAATCATCAGCGCCGCGCTCTCTAGTGTCTTGAGTGTTCACAAAAGACTTATCAACAGAAGCTTTTATCTGTACGTGCTTATCTTGCGACATTTACCGCATCCTGTAGCTTTTAATTTTTGGAGGCATTATAGCCTGATTGTTATTTATTCTAACATTGTTACGCATTAACATCATTACACTATCTGCAAGGTTAGGTGAAGCCATTTTAAACTTACTTTTCATCTGGTCCTTAGTGTAAAGCTCAATCAATCCATTTGCGTTAGGCTTGACTGGCATTCGACATAGCTCAGCCCTTAGTTTCGGTAATGACTTAATATCAGAGCTAAAGCTTATCATCTTATCCATAGGGTAAACCTCACCCTTAACCACCGACAAATAAGTGTTAAACATTCTGTCTCTTAATGCCTGATAGTATTGAGCGCGCTTATTTTTAAAGCAGTCTTTGTTTGTTTTATTATCTTTGGTTTCACCAGTAGGCTGATATATCGCCTCTGGATTATCCGGTGACTCACTACCTTTATACATTGTAGTTGAGATGTTTAATCCACTGAATGACTCTGTAGCCTGCCTAGCCAACCCAACACCCATACCGTCGCAATCCCAAGTGTAATGGTTAACCCCTTGCTGTATTGCTAACCCGTGCGCCCAATCACCGCCATCATTTATACCTCCATCAGTCATCTCTTCTACAGAGTAAATAACCGAACCGTGACGCATAGCATAGCCTTTTGAGTCTGGACCGGTATCACTTGGGTCATGGGCGGCAAACTTAGCTCCTTTAGCCCATTGCGACTCGGTGCCGATCTTTTTGTGGGCATCAATACAAGCGTCAAACCATTCAGACAAGATAAGCGCATTTTCTATGGAGTCATTAAAGTCACCCTCCCAGATATGGTCATACAAAGCCCTGTCTAAGTTCTCATAATCCCATTTACGCTCACCCTCTAAGCCGGACATGTGATACCAAGGGTTATCCCTCCAGTTAATATCTATGATTAAATGGATATCATCTTCATAAATACCATTAGCTCTTAGCTCTGCGTCAAATGGTGCAAGGAATCGTTTTGAGAATGGATCTTCACTCGATGCAGGGTTAACAACAAACACCATTGTGACCTGAGATAGGTCCACCTCGTTATCGTCAATCTCTTCCATTGACATTGGCAGACCCTTCATAGGCTTATTACGGCCTGTCGGCGTTAGTATCTTAAGTGACTTCTCAGATATGCTCTGAGCCTCTTCAACCCAAAACCCTTTAAACCCAAAAGCAGACTTAACAGATTCAGGATTTCTAGCTAGACCAGCAAAGGAAGCCTCTGATCCATTGTCGCACCTTATGGACTTTTCTGTACTAGAGAAACCTTCAAGCTCAATACGCTTATATTCTTCTGTCAATAAGCTGTGTACAGAGTCAGCTATAGAGTTCTGATATTCCCTTAAGCATAGCCAGTTATTCCCATTATCATGCATATCAATAGAAACATAGTCACCAACACCAATGGATTTACCTGAGCCACGACCACCTTTAAGAATGATAAACCGCTTAGGCCTAGTAAACATTGGCTCAAGCTTGATAGGAAAATAAGCTTTAGGTGTTATATCGGTCTCTATGAATTCATCACCAATCTGGATTAAAGTCCTTTCAAGGCTTCCATCAGGGTTAACAAATCCTATAGGCGTATTAGTCATAGATGATCCTATGCCAACCTGAGACTTAAGCGCCTGTATCTCTTTGAGTAACGGACTAGCCATTCTTAGCACTTATCATATCTTTTAGCGCTTCAAGCTCTTTCTTGATAACTGTTATCTCATCAATCTTAAGCATCTTGGATATTGAGTCGATAAACATGTTGGCAACGTCTGGAGATATAAGGCCTTGCGATGCAGCCGCTAATACTTGCGAGGCCTGCTTGTCTGGCGTGGCATCCGCATCAAACTTAAATTCGACTCGCTCCATTGTAGGTTTGACACTAGACCAGCCTTTATCAGCTAGAACCTTAAGCATTTGTCCGGAGTCTTTATCTTCAATATTAAAGGCGCGCTTAGCAATATGAGTAAAAAAAGCCTCTTCAGCCTGATCCTTTGTAGGCTCTCCGTGAAGCCCTATAAGCTCTTTGACAGACTCACTACGGATAGCATTAAGAATGCGCGTCTTATTGCTCTTACCCCTTGGAGGCAGGTTGTCGCCTGTCTTTAATGTCGTTGAACTAGTACCCACTGAAAACCCTTATATCACCCTTATCTAACGAATATTATACACAAAAAAAGCCCTGTGTAGAGCTTATGGGGTCGATAGGTGGGGATTTGGGAGAGTGTGCCGCCCTATCGTGCAGCGTATTCTTTAATCTGTTTTTCTTTGGCTTCTCTCGTAAAGCCATTTATCTATTGCAATGTAAGCATGTACCGAGGCAAAGGCTACTGCAAATATCTGGGGCCAACTATCCGATACGAAAGCTATTACCCCACTAAACACACTAATCCCGATGTTGTCTGCTGCGCTTAATCCGTTTGTCATTAGTGAGCGCTTCCACCGTGATCTTTAGGGCCAAGTAGATGAACATGGCGCAAAATGCAGCCGCGCATATCTTCCCATAATCCATTCATCAGCCCCTTGCGTCCATCCATAAACAAAAGGCTAGCCATTAAGCTAACCCCTAAAATAACAGATACTGTGTAATTATAATTATTTATCCCCAGTAGCTGCCAGCCGTTTACCATTGCGCCCAATGTTCCTAAGATCATTACTGCCTTGCTCAATAGTGTGGCGTGCATCACATTATACCACCCTGCAAAGATTACTACCAAAGCATTAACACCCGCAAGCATTGCATAGGCCATGGGCTGGCCTTGATAGGTATCCCAAATAATAGAACCTGATGCAGATGCTAGTAAGCAGTAAATAGCTAAATCCTTTCTAGTGATAATAGCTATCACCAAGAAGGCCAGTGTATAAGGATGAGTTAGCAGCCAGTCAATCATGAGCTTTTCTTTTTCTTCTTAGGTTTAATGCCAACGCCAGCTGTCATTTTGTTAGACTTCTTTTTGCGTGTTTTATTGTAAGATGAGGTAGCCATTTAGTTATGCCTTGTGATTGTTTTATGCATTTTAACACAATTAATAGCTATTCTGACAAATTAAACTTATTAGAAAGCCTCCCCGCCTCTTCATATCTACCCTGATTGATCAAAGAATTAACAGAGACAAGCAAATCCTTTAGCTCGCCATTATCTATCTTTAATTGCTCAATCTCTTCTGTGCGCTTTAAAAGCTCAGTCCTTTGAGCTTCTAAGCATCTATTCATTGGCTGATAGAACGCATGGTCTACTGCATCAGCTATTTTACTCATCTGGAATCCTCAATAATCCATTGTCGTATAATACCCCACTGATAGTCTCCACTATTGACTCATACTTATTGCCTAGGCAGCCAACACACAGGTCTATTGCTCTTTCAATAATCTGCTCACGCTCTGATTTGATGGGGCGGATTCTGTCACTAGTAAATTCGTCATACCAGTGGCCCTCTGGCTTAGCTAAACAACCACCAAATTCTCCAACGCCGTAAACCTTTGCTTCCACCCATTTGTCGGTCATCAATGCTTCAATAGTATCCCCCACTTCTGGCTTATATGGTTCGGTTGCTGGTTTTCTGTGAATTCTAAAGCTCTTACCTTCAAACGATTTTTTGTAATCAATTCCTAATTCTAGGCAGTGCCAGCCTTCCCCTTCCTGCTTATACCATCCGCTTCCTGACTCATCATGTACGTGACTAAGCTCTTCCAGCCATACATGCTCTGGAGTTGGCTGCTCATCCCAATTAATCACAGGCTCTGTAGCTTCTGGCTCTTTCGGGCGCTCGATTACTGCATACCCCACGGTACTTAAATAACTCTTTAAGGACATATTTTTCGGGTCTTTATTCCAAGACCCTCCCTCATATAAATACCCAATACCATCAACCCATTTACAGAACCAAGTACCACATGCCCCAATCCAAGTACCTGTAATCCTATGCGTAGCCCCTTCTGGCCATTCGATATCAGTCATTTAAAAACTCCTTTAATCCATCCACACAATTAATCTGCTCATAAACCACTTCTTTATCTTCATCAATCCAAAGTGTTAACAGGCTGCCATAATGGCCTTCAGCTTCAATCATAAGCACATAAGCCGCTTTAATTACGGCAAGCGCTAAGGCTAACTGTAATTCGCCTACGTCGTCTTGCTCCCAAAGCGTAATAACTTGCTCGTTGTTCTTTCTTAGTTCTATTTTCATGTTCTTCCCCTTAATTAATAAAGCCTATTATCCAGATTACCAAAAGATAAACAGTGGCCAAAACTACCAACTTTGCCCCGAATCATTGACATTTTCTTACACGCATAAAAAAGCCCCAATTAAGGGGCTAAAGAACATTTAATCTAATTAAACTAAGTGAATTTAAGTTTAATTACTGCCTACCATTAGTGGACAAGCAATGCCTGTATTATTACACGCCTTTTCGATTAAACCAATGTTTTTATACTTCGGATTAGTCACTTTAGCTTGTGTATTTTCATAGTTGTACTGGCTGTTATGAGTCC